AGTCCTCTTTTCTTTGTGGCTCAAACTTAGGCAACAATCCCTGATCCCTTAAATTTTTCGTAATGCCAGCAAAATCTTCACACTTGCGGCAATTAACACGAATTTCTCCATGAAACTCATTTATCCAAAATCTATCCTCACCGCCACAACAAGGGCAAGCTCCGTGATACTCTTTTGGGCTAACTTTTTTTAATTCTAAAGCTCGAATAATACCTTCAGCATACTCTGACCAATATGCTGTATACGACTTGTTATTATTATCTAGATATTGTACCATCTCTTTGGATACTCCGCATGGATATTTATTTTAACTGCTAGACCTACATTTATTAGCCTTTCTGTAGGTCAAACTAATAAAGCCCCACTGTTAAAGTGGGGCTATTTTTTTTGTGATTTTAGAACGGTATTTGATCGTCAAAGAAGTCATCCGAATCATCAGACTTCTTCATTTCACCCTTATTTGGCGCAAGCTCAGGCTCCTCATCGTCATCAGTGTTTATCTGATGCCCATTAGGTGCGTCACTAGCTTTAAACCCACCTTCTTCAGCCTCAAACGGCGATGGGCGCTCCATAGGTTCAGCTAGCTCAATGACTTGTATGTCAGTAAGCTTGAGCGTCAAACCCTGTTGTGAACCGTTTTTATAGCCTTTGATTAAAAACTGGCAATGCATTGTGCTATTCGTTGTTAAGGCAAAATCTTTTGGCAAACGCTCCCCAGCGCTATCCCATTGCCTAACGACAGTTTTTTCCTCGCCATATGTGGGCAGCTTCATTTTACAATAACCCCTGCCCTCATTATCCTCATCCAAAGGCAACCTAAACTTTTTAGGGTCTTTGATCGGCTTATTTTCCTGCTCACGCTTTTGGCAAAATTCTTTCCAAACTTGCTCACACTTTTCCTGCAAATCGTTATAAACTTCCGCAGAAATAAATGCGTCACAATAAAAAGCAGCACCAGTTTCATCAGCCGCGCATCCTATGTACCTATTATCTGCATCACTCCAGATATAAGGTTGGTTCATTTTTGGATACCTAGCTTTAACTTTTTTTAATTTATGTATCATGTTAACCTTTCTACATTTCTTCCATGATTTCGTCTTCAAGATAGCTGGGTAGATGAATAACATTTTCATCAGGCCAGCCAGTGCTAAATTTACCTGATATTTGAGCATCAAGTAATTCAGCCATTGCTTTGAACATTTGCTTTTCAGCATATTTCAAATACAATTCGCTTAGTGTGTGCTTAGTACAGATGCCTGTTTCCTTACACACTGCAAAAAAGATAAATCGATCTACATTCAAACCTATTGATTTGCAGCATTTCATGTAGAACACAGCCTGAACGCCGTAATTCCAATTTTTTATCTCTTTAGCAAACCCTGTTGGACTAACATTCATTGTGGTTTTTATATCCATCAATGTCGCCGTTTTTAATTTTTTATCTAATAGCATACCGTCAGGTCTGCACTTTATAGATAAGCCAGTGTTTTCACACTCGCCAAACACACTGACCTCTGGCAGGAAATTTTTATGCTTTATAAAGTCCTGCAAATCAGTGTTAGTGTGTAAAGCAACCTCAGCTAATTTTTTAGCCTGATCGTAAGTACCTTCTTTTAAAAGTATTTTACCTTCTTCGGCAGCTTTTTCTTCCATTTCAGCCCATGCTTTTCGTTGCATTTTACTTGGTAAGCCGCGCATAAATTCATGCTTTTGTGGCTCCAAAATAAATGCATGGACTGCACTGCCTAACAACATAGCCTCAGTTGGTTCTTTTTTAGGCTCATCTTGTTTTAAAGCCCAATGTAAGGCTGAATTTTTAACAACCTCTTTTATATCTGACGAGCTAAAATGAGGGTAAGTGTCACTATCGTGATACTGCTCATTAGTTAAATCTCGCCTGAAAAAATCTTTAGGACGCTCCATTGTTAGCATCCCTCATTTGTCTTGCCTCTTTCATCCAAGGAATTTTTGCTTCTTCAAGCTCAATCATAATGTCATCATAAAAAGCTCTCGCATGAATGGTGCAAACTGTGTGACCACCTTTAAACATTAAATCAATGTAAAAACTTTTTGGGTCTATACTTACGGTAGTTTTCCAACCAACAACATCATCTATATGAAAATAAAGACTGCTAACACTTTGACCATCATCATCAAGAATAACATCCATCATAAAAAAACGATCATATATTTCATTAATATTTTTTTTCATTTATTTAGCCTTTTTTAGCTGTTCCAATTTTCTCTCGCAACGTAGCAAAAAGCATCCCAATCAAGCTCAACCTTTAAACCATGCTCCGTTCCATCTTTCAACAAATGTTCAAGCCTCATCACAACTCTTATTGGTTGTCTATCAAACTTGTACACTAAGACAGGCTCTTTATTTGCAGCCTTTGCTGCTTTATCAACCTGATCCCACCAGCTTTGCGACCAGCTACCCTTTTTGTATCTTTTACATTCGATCACATAAGGAAAACTATTATCGTCAATTAATATGTCGCCTCGATCCGCAGACCTATACTGCTCTAAGTCTCTTTTAGCCGCCTTTACATTTAGATCGTCTTGTAAAGCGTGGCATATAGTACGCTCGAAGCTGGCTCCTTTTTGCCTGCCATTAACCATATCACTTATTGTGTCCGACAGGTTCCCTTGTCTTAGAAAAGTTATATTTAACTAAATCCTCTTCTAAGTTGCCATGCAGCATATACTGCTCAACCAATACACTTTTAGGAATACGAGTGACATTGCTAAGAAAGTCCAATTTCTCAACCATACTCTCTCTCATCCTCATGCATTGCTGCACTGTTTTTTGTTTATCTGTCATTTTTAACCTCTTATAAAAAAAATTTGACACTATTGCATTTAGGGAATATCAACATATATGTCAATAGAAAGGCTTAATATGAATTTATATTCTTGCACATTAGAGCAATATATATGGGAGATGCACCAAGTTGATGTAATTTGGAAGCCCTCCGATTCATGTGAAGAGCCACCATTTTAAGCAGAAAGAAATAATATCATGAAAAAAGAAGATATAAGACAAGTAGCGGTTTTACGCATTATAAGAGCTGGTCACGGTTTAGCAAAATGCATGAATACATTAGATGAGGTATTCATTCCTAAAGTTATGATCGATCAATATAAGCTACAAATGAATAGCGTTTGCTTTGTAGAGGTTATGCCTACTCCAAAAGAAGAGCTAAAAAGGCTTGAGGGTGAAGGTAAGCTTTTTAGTCAATATAAAGCTAAGGTTATTTATGATAAAAGCAGCCCATTTTATCCTTTACTTGAAAAGTTTAGCGTTACCGATGTGGCTGGTGCTTCAGCAATTGAACCAAAAGAAAAGGTAATAGATTGGGATGATGCTATTCTCAATATACTTAGGTCAGAGCAGGAGTTTTTTAGTAGCGCAGAAGTTATGCAAAAGGTTGAAGATCAATATGGCTCTGTAGGCTTCAATAAAGATATTTCTAGTAAACTACAGGGGTTACATACACGGGGAAAAATCTCTAAAGTTACGCTCTCTAATGACGGTAAGCAGGATAAAGTATCAAAAGTTGCTTGGTGTTATTCACAATATGGCGTGTCGTTATTTAAAAAGTTCGTCTTAGGTTATGGAGAGAATGAGGATGATCAAGATTTGCACCCAGTGTAACGGAGCAGGCTACACTGAAGAAAAAAAAGTATATCCGATATTTTTTTTACCAGATGTTGGTTATGCTGAAGTTGTTAGAAAAATTTGCGAGGTTTGTAACAATGGAACTGAAGCCAGAAGACAGGAATCTGAGAGACAGTTTAAAAAGGGAAATACAAAGGTTAGAGCCAACGGCCTTGATGAAGGACGCACCGCCAAAAATTAGGCAGCAATACCGAGAGGCACAAGCCGCAATGGAAGTGCTTATTGGAAAGCTAAGAGCCGAAGGCGTAGATATATGAGCACTCACACATTAAAGGCTAACCGTAGGCATCCTGATGCAGACAGAGATTGTATACAGGTTGGTCATATTACTTTTGAGTATAGTAAGAAAAACAAAACTTTTGCTCTAAAAGCTTGTGAGGCTGCACACGCAAAAGATAGAAAACCTTTATTTACTGGTTTTATCGAAAAAGGAATGCATAAAGAATTATTGCGTTTAGCTTCTGTATTTAGGCGAATCGAGGAACAGAGTAATGACTGAAGAAGAAATAGCTAAAATGTGGCAAAGCATGGTTAAGGGTGAGAAAGATGCTCACCGCAGAATGCTGCATGGGTCTGCAAAAAGTATAACGCAGGAAAATAAATTTAAGCTATTAAAGAATAATGGGAAAAGAGATCGTGAGGAAGCCTCTAAAAAACCAATACGAGCAGGAAAAGTATAAGGCTAAGGCTCCCTCTAAAAATACAATATCATAGTGAGCAGGACAGGCAATGGAATTTTACAGTTTATTGACGATAGTTTACCCATTAATGGGGCACACATGGGAGTTCAGCATTTGGTTTCCTAGTGAGGATGAATGCTGGAGCGTACTAACAAATGTTAATACGATATATGACAAAGTTAAGGCCACAGAAGGTTACTGTCAGGTAACTGAGGTTGCGTCTAAGATAGTTAGACCAGTGTCTAGGCCGTGGTAAGCCACTCGTAAATCTTTTTAGTTTGCTCTATGCGATCCTTGAGGCCATGCGTGCCACCATTAACACGCTTGGTCACAGCCTTAATCGTATCATCATCGATGCCTTTATCGCATATAGTAAACAAATTGTTAGACCTAAAGAACCACAGAGCCGACTCAAAGGCATACTCAGTTTCAACAGACGCTGGGCTTTTCATAACATCAGGTAAGCGCATATCACTGCTAAATGATCTATAGTTGGATCGCCCTGTTAGCTGGATAAAACCTTTTCCTGCAAATTTATAACCATCGCCAGACGCTTCATCACCATTACCCATACGATCACTGTAAACATTGTTTGCTAGTGCTTCTGGGTTCTTTGTGTATGGCTGTGCAGCTTCTACAGATTTAAATCTACTAGGCCACACAGCCATCAGTCGTTCAGGGGTGCTATAATACAAGCCCTCTTTCGTGCGTTTAAACCCACCGCTTTCATGGTGAGCTTGACCTAGCAAGTGTGCGCCCCTTTTATCTGACAATTCGTAATGTTTTGCAATAGCTCTAGCTGTGTTAGGGCCAAATGATCCGTCAGCCGTTACACCGCATCGAGCTTGTAGTATCTTTAATGCGTCACTCATTTTTTACTATCCGTTTTCTTGAGCTTGTCGAATGACCTCATGCCACCCATACCAAGCATACCTAGCAACAATGGCATCATAACGCTCATATCTGCTTGTGGTATATTAAAACCAAAGCCCATAGCTATTGGGGCTACCATATAATTTATGCCGAGCGATATGCCGCCGATCCAGCCGATAAGTGGCCTCCAAGACGATTGGAACCAGTTGCCCTGAGCGTCAGCTTTAAGTATCTCCAACTGAGCCATAGCAAGCTCTTGAGCGTGCTTATCGCTCATTGTTGCTATTTCATGCGCTAGTTTTGCAGCCTGATCTTTATCAGGAATAACTTTATCTAATATGCCGCTTACTGGGCCTATAAGTTTATCTATCATTTGTTAGCTCCCATATTGGTAAACCCAAAGTATGCAGCCGTAACGCCAGACACAGCAACTACATATACCGCAGCTATATCTGCAAGTAAGTTAGATGCCTGTTCTAACCCTAGCCATGACGCTAAAACTATAAGAAGTGGGTAAGCCAGCATTCCAGATAGGGCAAACCATGTCATGCGTAACTGAGCATCACGCTTTGCGTCAGCGTCTTCCATCATTCTACGGCGATCCTCAAGCATGATATCACGCTCATCTGGATCAATCTTACCGTTATCGTTTAAGTCGTATTTCTCTTTGGGCATTTGCGTACTCCTGTACTATCCTACGGTTATATCCCAGTATTATTAGTCTACCACGTTTATCATATGCTGCAAACTTCTTACCGTGTTCTATTACTATTGGGTCATGATCTCCAAACACGAAACCTTCATGCTGTTGTGTGTCACCAGTATGTTTGCTTTCTTTTTTTCTTTTTGGCACTCTTCAAAATCCGAAAACGTAGCAATCTGATAGTATTTTAAATTATCTGTATTAACAAAATGCAGAAACACTAAAACATAAATCATCTAAAATAATCCCTAATGTCCAACCAGCCCATGTATTGCAAGTATAGCGCAGAGCCAACAGCGCTGAACAGGAGTAGCACAACGATCCCAGCTATGGTTATCATCATTTCTTGTCGTTCTATAGCCTCACGGCGCAGCCTAGCCTCCATCTCGCGCTTTTCTTGCAATACTTCTTTTCTGATGCGCAGCAACGCCTGCCACTGCGATAATCCTAGATTGTTCGTCACCCACTCGCGTAGCTCTTCCTCAGCTTGAGCTGCCTCACGTTCTTTTGCCCATCTGTCTAACGCTATAGAGTTTACATCTGAACTACTAACGCCCTTCTTTTGCAGTTTTTTCTTAGCTGCATCTGTTGCGTCAAAAAAGTTACCTATTTCTTTAGATAGTGATGCTACAGTTTTACCAGCGGCAAGCCCTGTTTTCAGCCCTGCCAATATTGTTAATGGGTCCATAATTACATCCCATCATTTTTAGTAAACTGTAGCGTTTTCTCTATTACTGCTATTCGTGATTGCAGCTTTATAATTTCCATCATATGGGCAGCCATACCGCCCAAATCCTCGT